CTTCCGCCATCTCCATGGTGATGTACAACACATTCTTACCCAGGCTCAGTGAGCTGGCTGCCACATGACACATGAACAAACTCTTGCCCACACCCGTACCAGCCAGGGCTACATTTAAAGTCTTGTTGGGCAAACCACCGTTGGTAATCTTGTTGAACATTTCCAGATCAAAGGCCAGTCTGTGTTCAACTCTGTGATAGAAGTCAAATCTGTCTGCAGCATTGATCAGATAGTCATGGCCAATGCTGTTGTCAAATGCCACGGCCAGAGCTTCCTGCAACAAACTGGGCAGGGCATCTGCAGTATGCTGCTTGTCGCGGCCATCGATGATTTCTATGCTCTTCAATATGGCATTGTAGATGGCTCGATCCTTGCACCACCGTTCTGTTTCTGTGCTGAGCCACTCGGCATTCACAGGTTCGGGAGTCAGGTTACGTACTATTTCCGCAGCCTGCCGAAATGCTTCTTCCTTGAGATTGGTCTTCTGCAGGGCAATGTCCAGAGCCTCCACAGTTGGACAGGCATTGTAGTCATCGATGAAGTTACGAATGCAGTTAAAGATGCTGCGCTCTGCGGCATCTCCGAAATATTCAGCCTTTAAAAAAGGAAAAACCTGGCGCATGTAGTTCTCATCATGCACCAGGTGTCTGAGTATGGTGTGTTCAATTTTATTCAATCTTTTTCCCCAGCTCGTAGTATTCGGCAATTACACGGATAATTATATTTTTATTTTCCTCGATTGTCAATTCCTCTACGGAGAGCCCAGCGGTGTGTATGAAGTCATAGTTGAATTCAATCAACACACCATCATCTTCGGTGGGAATGAATCCAAACTTAGTAGGTCGAAATACAACGCCCAGCAGCGGGCCATCCAGAATTTCTAGATTGCGGTCTCCGAGGTCAGTTACAAGTTCGCACCAACTAGGTGCCGACGGCATCGTACTCGTCTTGGATATCGTCCATGGCCAGATCCTGATTAATGCTGCCCGCGCTGATGCGATAAGATTCTTCAATGTATTCACGGAACTCCTTGCTGCTTAAAATTGGTAACCAGAACTCTTTGCTGTAAGTATCCTTGAGACGGTATTTCTTTTCTTCGCCTTTGATGCTGTACCAGCCATTGCTGGGTTTGACAACAAAGCCACCGGTCTGGGCGACGTCGAGTAATCCGCTCCAACGACTGATTCCGCCATCAAAGGTGACCTCAACAGGTATGCGACTTTTCTCTCGGACATAGCGACTCTTCTCCACGTTGATGATAAAATTGTAGCCCACCAGTTCCTGGCCTTCTTTTTCCTGCTGACGGCCAATGATGAAGATATTGTCGGCGCTGTAGTATACGCCAGTGCCACCGCTGACCACAGCCTTGGGAAATAATCCTTGTTCCATGTAGGTATGGTTCACCACAATCATAGGGATGTCTTTGATGTTCAGATGCGGAGTAACCATTCTGAACAGACTCTTTAACTGCTTGGCGCGAGTCATGTCAGCCACGCTCTTACCCTCCAGGGCATCATCAACTTCTTTTTTACTGGCCAGGTTGCCTACTGAATCAACAATGACAATGACATGATCGCCGCGCTCTAGATTGTTGAGCTGCTGCATGCTGTCATGCTTTAGTTGTTCAATGTCAGTTATGGGTGTATGAAGTACTCGACTGGTATCGATCCCGAAAGAATCGAAATAAGACTGAGGGCTACCAAACTCAGAATCATAAAACAATACAATAGCGTCTTCATATTTGTCCATGTAGGCCTTGGCCAACATCAGGGCAAAGGCAGTTTTAAAATGCTTGCTGGGTCCGGCGAACACAGTAAGACCTGGCGCCAGGCCACCGTCCAGACGACCACTGAGAGCCACGTTGATCATGGGCACTGGTGTCTGGATGAGATCCTTGGCATTGAAAAATTTACTTTCATTCAGCACCGCTGTGTCTTTGATGGTGCTGTTCTTCTGCAACTTATTTAATAGATTGCTCATCTTCTACTCCTTTAAATTCAAACCAGGCACATATTTCATTCATCACTGCATTGACAATTTCCTGCTGCACTTGTTCTGCATTGGGGTTGTCTACATGCTTGTGTGCGCGCTGCCAGCCATAGGCCACACCATCTTCGATGCAGCGATCCAGTAGTTCATACGATTTTGGGATTAGCATTCTGCTTTGCTTTCTGTTCAAGTTTTTCCAAAATTTTATCTTGTCGTCGATCCTCGGCAGTACGAATGTCACGGTCAGGACTTTGACTCCCCACCATGCGATGATTCCACCAGCTGTTGGATTTATAACTGGTCTTCTTTCTCATGCAAACAAATCCTCCAGCGTGGCCTGTGGCGAACTGTTCCAGCCCAGGCTTTCGATGATACCGTTCAAGGGTTCAATGAAACTCTTACTCCACATTGTATCATAATCCACATACTTTGTCAATGCCAGTTCTGCAGGCAATTCACCGATAAAGGCTATGCAGTTCTCCTTAATGGGATTGGGTGTGTGCAGATACACAAACTTGATTTTTTCACCTTCTCCAATTTCAGGATACTTATGATCTAGTCCACGGTCCTTGACATAGTAATTATACAGCAAGGCGCCACGCACATGCATAGGACTACCCTTGGCATAGATGTCGCTCCGGCTGGTATACTTGGTGAGATTGTTTACGCCGCGGGGGAACGCAATTTCAGCAGCCGACAGCTGTAGGTATCGATCCTTCTGTGTGTTAATGTAGGTCTGAAGAGCAGCTTCATCCTCATTGAGCGCAATCTTGACCGCTTCTTTAAGTAGCGAGCGACATACCTCTGGAGTCGATGACCTGACAATTTCAAGTCCCATGACTTTAAGTTTAGGTTCGGCATACTGCACTCCTTCGTTGTTCAGCACATTCAAGGCATAGCGTTTCTTGGCCACCCAGATGCCACGTGTGGCTATGGCTTCGCGTTTAAACCAGATCTTCTGATCATAGGCACGGGTATATTCAGCCAACAGGCCGCAGGCTTTATTAATGGCGTTGGTAATCTTTTCTTCGCAGATACGATCCAGTATCTTCACAATTTCATCCTGTGACTTGTCGGCATAGAACTTCTTCACCAAGGGATCTAGGGTGATGTAGCAGCTATCAGTATCAGAATAGAAACTATATTTAAAATCCTTGGTGCCACAGATCTTGTTCAGGTAATCATCCAGAGCTCTGCCTACTGTGCGAATGATGTACTGGCCAGTCAGTGTAATGCCTTCGGCAATGCGATCATCGAAGTATCTAAAATAATAGTTGGCCCAGGCACCATACAAACTGTTGAGCTGAATCTTACGCGCCATCTGGAAGTTATTGTACTTGCTGATGTCGTTCTGATATTTTTTATCCTTGGTTTCCTCATACTTCTTCTGCGCCGCAATCATCAGCTTTTTATAGTCCTGACGATCCTTGAACAGCTTGGCCACAATCTCGGGAAACAATCCCAGCTTATCAGTACGGAAATAATAACCATTGGCACTCATGCAATGGTCAATGTCTTTGACATCACGTGCCAGTAGTCGATCCACCTTGGCTGGCATGTCTGATCCAGCTTCAAGCTCCGACACCTCGGGCATCAGAGTTTCTGGACTCATGTTGTACTGCATGATGATCGACGGATACAGGCTTGTGGCATCAAAGCTCACCACCCAGTCATACTGACCTGGTCGAGGATCCTGCACAAAGGCACCAACAATGCTGCGATCTGGTCTGGTGGTGTCGCGAGGATGCACCACCATGTTCTGATCCCAGAGATGGTTATACAGGATACAATCCCAGATGCGTACTGCACTGAACACATCATTGAAGTTACATTTAGCATCAAAGGCCATGGTCAAGGCCAGCTCAATGAGCTTCATTTTATCTTCTAGCTGGCTTACACGTTCTACGTCTACTCGGTTATACTCTACAAACAGATCCCAGTCCTTGGTATAAAAATCCTTGAAGGTGTCATGTGGATTTTCCAACTTACCAACGCCAAGCTCTACTCGACAGATATGATCCAGGCGATAGCTTTCCTGTGCATTGTAGGTAAACTTTTTATACAGGTCCAGATAGTCCAGCTGAGTCACACCAACAATGTCATAGGCAGGCAGCACCTTGTCAGCCATGTGTACATCGCGTCGAACAACCTTGCGCCAAGGGCTGAGCTGCTTGGCCACATCTTCGCCTAGAACACGCTGGATGCGATGCACCAGATAAGGAACGTCAAACAACCCAATATTCCAGCCAGTGATAACATCTGGACAACGATGTACCCAATCAGTAACAAATTGTCGGAGCATGTCTTGTTCGGAAGCATGATCGCGGATGTTATATGTTGTAATATCTTTCGTAGCATAGTCCTGTACACTGATCAGCAGTATTTGTTCGTTGGCAGACTCTATGTCTGGAAATCCTGCTTCGGAGGCAGTCTCGATGTCGATGCTGCGAATATCAATCTGAGTCATGTCAAATTCAATCACACCAGGATACTCAGCAGTGATGTATTGATATTGCCAGTTGGTGTTGCCATGAATCTTCATGTTGCCCACATCTTTGTAGTTCTTGATGAAGTCGCGAGCATCGTTGATGTCGCCAAATTCTATGCTGTCCAGAGGCTCGTCAAACATATTGCGATAGGTGACCCCACCTAGCTTGGACTTGGGTAGAAATAACTGGGGTTTGAAGCCAACTCGCTCTTGAAATCGACGGCCGCGATCCACACCGCGAACACAAATCGAATTACCTACTACAGCGACATTGGTATAGAATTTCATGGATTCCTCATGATCAGGGCACATTGATAAATAGTTCGGGCAGACTGTCAGTATAGCAGAACTGCCCGTGAATGTCAATAACTATAACAAAAACGGCATTTAAAGAGATTCAATGGATCCGGTAACACTGTTTGCACTCGCCAATGGCGCTGTCAAGCTAGTCAAGGAAGGCTGTAAACTTTACAAGGATATCAAAGGCGCAGCCGGTGATGTCAAGGATGTCCTCAAGGATCTAGACGATCAGTTTCACAACAGGTTCCGCGATCGTGCACCTTCGGTTGCGGAAAAGAATCAATATGTCACCGAACGTAATCGCGTCGTTGAACTCAACAAACGCAACGGCGAGGTGCACAATATATATCAGGACATAGGCAATCACCTAGGTACTTACTTCGATAATTATCACAAGTGCTTTGCCATTTTTGAAGAAGAAGAACGTCGCAGCAAGAACGAAGTCTACACCGGCGAAGATAGTCTGGGCAAGCGCGCACTGATGCGCGTACTGATGAAGAAGCAGCTGGAGCAGATGGCCACCGAACTGCGTGAAATCATGGTGTACAACAGCCCACCTGAATTGGGTGCGCTCTGGACCGAAGTCAGTGAGATGATGCAGGTCATGGGCAAGGAGCAGAAACTGGCCATAGCACGCCAGATGCGTCGCAACGCTGAACAGGCCAAGATTAATCGTCGACGTCGTAAAAAACTGCTGTACAAGATAACCTGCTGGAGCATTGTAGTTATTTTTACGGCAAGCATAATAACAATGTTTGCCTTGGTGATTGATTATAGAATTCACCGTTATCCAGAACTGGGTAACTGCATACCACCCAAGGGCAGCTGGTTGTATAGAAAATGGACCAATTTAATCTGGGCAGAATGTGAATAATTTCATTGTCGAAGAAAATTTCATCACCGAAGCTGAACGTCAACAGGTCAGAGAATTTGTGCTGCATCATCGACAATATTGGTCCGCGCTCAACCCCCAACGCTACAATAGCATAGACTTCAACACACTGGGCAATGCGCTGTACATCATGGTGAGTGAAAATCAGTCCGTAACTGACATCGATCAACAGGTCAGATCTTTGTTGATAGAAAATCTTAGCTGGCTTTATCAGCGTATCTGTGACAAGATTGAAGTTTTAACTGGACATGTAACCAGACTACACGATAATCTAACTGCGCCAGGATTTCATATTGGGTATAAACCCAGTAACCATGACGATGATGCCATAGGATTTTTTCACAACGACTCGAGCATATTGTACTATGATACAGAATCCAACATGGAAAGCAATCGCTCTGTGCTCATAGCCATAGAAGTTCCTAGCTCTGGTGCATATCTGCTGTACAGACATGCAGATGAGATTCAAAAACTTAATTATAAATTATCGGCATTTCATCAATGGGATGCCAGACTCGACCACAAGGTAGGTGGTTTAAAGTTACTGCCTGGTGAGCACAGAATTACTCTGCAGTGCCATTATTACTACAATGCGAGGATGCAATGCAACCTAGTATATTTCTAGCCAAAATGTTTGATACATACGTGTACGTCTGTTTAGAGATGTACTTTTTTCCCTTTAAAATTTTAGGAGGAAACGATGACCGAAGAAAAGAAGCCTCTTAGTAGAAGCGAAAGAGAAGCTCAGATCAAAGACAAAGCCGGATGGGTTATTACTGTGCTTGCTGCTCTTCTGGCCATTAATACTTATGTTGCTAATAGCAATAGCAGCAAGGTTTTGAAGAACACCATCAGCGCCAACAATACCTGGGCCTTCTATCAAGCCAAGTCCATTAAACAGACTCTGGCTGAACAAAGCCTGGACGATGCCCTGGCACGCAAGGATCGAGCCAAGGTAGATCGACTGGAGAAGAAGATTGCTCGCTATGAAACCGATCCCAGCACCGGCGAAGGTAAAAAAGAACTCATGGCCAAGGCACGTGCTCTGGAAGCCGAGCGCGACACCATAGCCAAGAAAGGTCCCTGGTTGACCTTTGCAGGCAGTGCGTTTCAGATCAGCATTGTCTTGCTAACAGCCAGCATTCTGGCAGTCAGTATGTCACTATACTGGGCCAGCATCGGAGTAGGCGTGTTTGCTGGCCTGCTAATGCTACAGGGCGTGTGGGGCATATTCTCTGCATGACCATGACACGGAGGTAGTATGCGTAGCTTAATCGCAGCATCATTGCTGCTCTGCAGTACCTGGGCTCTGTCCCAGACTCAAACTCAGTTCGAATGGCACAAGACCATTATTTGTGACAGCACCAATACAGTGTTTGATTACTTTGAAAACGGTCATCCACAGGAACACGTAGTTTGGCAAGGCCAGGACCTGACAGATCCAAGATTGACACACACCATGCTGGCTAATTTCAAGACTGGTAGCTGGACCATGGTGCAGCACGATGCGCAGTATGCCTGCGTTCTGGCTGCGGGTCTAAATTTTAAAGCCATAGAAGTCGGCGAAAAGATTTAATGCGCTGGTTGTTATCGCTGGTCCTGGCAGTCAGCTGCCAGGCTCAGGCCACCTTGACTGCCCGCAGCTGGCTCATTACCGACACTGATCTACAGGTACAGTCTGGTCAAAATTATCATGAGCTGCGCAGCATGGCCAGTCTAACCAAACTACTGACTGTGATGGTGGCCATAGACGACGGTCACGCCGATGTATCGAGGTTGCATACGCGCCATGAACGAAAAGGCCATGCGACTCGATGCCTGGAATACCTATGTCAGCGATGCCACTGGCCTCAGTGCCATGAACCGCACTACGGCGCGTGACATGGCGCGCATCATACTAGCCGCCAGTCGTTATCCAGCCATAGTCAATGCCAGCCATAAAATTTCCGTAACCAAGCGCCGACACGTCTACAAGAACACCAATCCACTGGTGGGCATGTATGACATCACTGTAAGTAAAACTGGCTGGACCCTGCGCGCCGGTGGCTGCATAGCCGTACTGGCCGGCGAACGCATTGTGGTGTTGTTGGGTAGTCGTGATACTCGAACTCGTGTTCGTGAGTTGGAGTATTTGTTGGTACGGGCAGAGGGAGTCGAACCCTCAAAACTCGGATTTTAAGTCCGATACGTATACCGTTCCGTCATGCCCGCAGTTGGCGCGGCTGGAAGGAATCGAACCCTCATTCTGGGTTTAGAAGACCCATGTCCTATCCATTGAACGACAGCCGCAAAATTGGTCTCCGTAGCAGGGTTCGAACCTGCGACCCCCAGTCCCCCAGACTGGTGCGCTACCTGACTGCGCTATACGGAGTTAATTCCAGTTACTTGGACGCCCCTGCAGACCAGGAGCTCCGCCTTCTTCCCTGCTGCGCTTCAGCACTTCTTCCAACAGTATGGGACGAAAGTCAGTCTGTTCAACACAGACGCAGAAGTAACGTTTATCTATCACACCATCGGTCTTGACACGCTTCTCATGTGTGTGGCCGTGAATGTTTAATCCAAAGCGACCATGACTATCAGGATGCAGCGGAATGTGACTCAGGATCACACCTGCACCGGTCATGACATGGTAGGCACGAATGTCTCGAAAGTATTTGGTGTAGTCTTCGAGCTTGAAGATGTCGTGATTGCCTTTGATCAGCACCTTGTCGCCATGCAGACGATCCAGTATACTGAGCGCACGGCGATTGATCACAACGTCGCCCAGATGATAGACCTTGTCCTTGGGTCGCACTGTATCGTTCCAACGCTCCACCATGTCTTCATCCATGGCTTCGGGCGTATCCCAGGGACGTAGCTTGCTGCCATCCTCGCGTGTAAAACGGCACACACCCAGATGACCAAAATGTGTATCGCTGGTTAACCATACTGCTGACATTACGTCTCCTTAGTTGGCCACCAGATGTTCATCAAAGTAACCGTTGTCAAATAAATGCTTCATACTAGCAAATCTCAAAGAAAGAATCAATCGGGGATTCTCCGAATCAGACTGGGGATCATGTCGCGCGGCATGCAGCGCATAACTATTGATCCACACTGGTCGATCTATTTTAAATCGCGCAATTTCACGTATGGAATCCTGTTGGCCCAACACAGCCACTCTGATGTTTGGTGTACCCAACGCATGTTCATACTCCGCATCCCAGTTGTTTTCTACCGAATCCTGACCTTCATAGAATACTGTGTATGAGTGATCATAGTTACGCACAGGGATATTCAAACCAAGATTGTCATATGAAAAATTATAGGGATAATCGCGATGCGCCGGCATGGGATTTTCTGGTTTGTAATAGTCCTGAACAAATAAAAGTCTGACAAAAAGACTGTATAAATTGAGCCGTCGTATTTCACCTAGCAAAATAGGACAATGCAGAGACATAGATGTTTGAAACTCAGGTTTTTGAAAATAATAAAATAATCGTTTCGTGTCTGGTACATTTTTATACATCTCTAGAAAAAGCTTGTAGGCTTCTTCCTGGATTGCAGGAAACAGCTGAGGATCAATGGCGGCTGGCTTGCATAAAAAATCTGGTACTCCGTCCACAAGTTTACTCATACATGCTCCTACTTGGCCACCAGATGTTCATCAAAGTAACCGTTGTCAAATATATGTTGCATGCTGTTGAATCTCAGAGAAAGAATCAGTCGAGGATTTTCTGAATCAGATCTGCCGGCATGCAGAGCATAGGTGTTGATCCACATTGGGCCAGTGGTTTCTACTCGATCAATTTCACGCAACGTATGTGGTTTGCCCAACAGCGCGGTTGCAATGTTCTGTGTACCTTGAGCATCCTTATCCCAACTTAATGGATCAGGATCTATATCTCCATCATAGAATACGGTGTATGAACCCTGATAACCTCGCACAGGTATGTTTAACCCAAAATGATCATAATTAAATTCATCTGGATGATCTCGATGTGCTGGCATGGGCTTTTCACGATTGTAGTAATTTTGTACGAACAGCATGCGATCAAAAAGGGTATGAATTTTCAATCGCCGAAGTTCACCAAACAACACAGGACAGTGCACTGCAAGATCGCCAAATTGATTTTTAAAATCTTCAAAGTAATAAAAAATTCTTTTATCATGTTTCACCATAGCATACATTTTTAGAAACAATGCATAGGCTTCTTCCTGGATTACAGGAAACAACTGAGGATCAATGGCAGCAGATTTATATAAAAAATCCGGAACACCATTCACCAATGTACTCATGCAAACTCCTGTTATTTGGAGCGGGTGAAGAGAATCGAACTCTCGACGAACAGCTTGGAAGGCTGACGCTCTACCACTGAGCTACACCCGCATTACTTTGTTAGATCGCCCAGCACCCGGTATCCACGATAGGTAGGATGCACACCATCGGCACTGATGTTGCTTTCAGGGCGCGGGATAACTGTGTCCCCATACTCCGCAGCCACCTGACGCACTGCTTCTACCTGACGTGGCTTGAGCTTGCTGCTGGGCAGCAACCAGAACACACGATCCGCACGAGCCTCGGATCTTAGATGGCGCAGATGCTGCAGGGTGTCAATGCCACGATAATCGTTGGCACCCAGACTGATGATCAGTGTGCGGGCAGGCCTGAGATTATGCAGATTGCGGCGATTCCAGTCCGCAGAATTGATGCCACTCTTGGAAATGGTCTGACACTCAGGACGAACCTGACTTACTCCTACGGCGATGCTGTCGCCTATGACTAGACATTCTATCATGCTATTCTCAATCCTTTAAATCGATCCGCAGCATAGCTGGCAGCAAATGCTCGGGGTTTGACCATGGGTATGACGTTGCAGGTACCGCGTATATAGCCAACGGCTTCGTTGATTACGCAGCTCGAGCCATGCAGTTCATCGGGGTTGATGTCCAGATGAACTTCTACTAGACGATCTTCCAGCACATCATGCAACTTATGATATAGTTCCGCAATCTTGTAGACTTCGTTCATGAGCCGCATGCGTGGACGACTCTTCTTCTGATCATAGTCACGCTCACGCTGCACCTCACCAAAGATCTTGCAGCCATTGTTGCCATTGATGTGCACTACTATGACCATGATGTAGTCGGCATGCCATTCTTTGCCGATCTTGAATCGTTCGCTGTCGCCTCCGATGTAGATTTTTGTTTCTGGTGATTGTGCTTCGATGAATGCACGTACTTCTTCTATGTCGATGCTACGCATGATTACCTTTCATGGCTTCCCAGGAGGGATTCGAACCCCCACCAACGGTTTTGGAGACCGGTATGCTGCCGTTACACTACTGAGAATCGTCTTGTTGAAACTTCTCCAACGCTGCTAAAACACAATCTTCGGTGCTGAGTACGTCTTGAAAATCTGCAGGTCTTTTTTTAAATATGGCATCCCAGTTATTGTCAAAGGTTTTTTGATCTACGCTAAAAGGTCTGGGTTGACTTCCTTTGCCACCATCACTCATAATCGCTCCTAAGTATATATTTGGTGCACCCTGTTGGAATCGAACCAACTTCAACGGTTCTTCAAACCGCCGCTATGACCACATCAGCTAAAGGTGCAAATCTGGGGAGAAGCATGGGGATCGAACCCATACTACCGCGTTCACAGCACGGTGTGCAGACCACTACACTAGCTACTCCATTGGCGCGCCCTGAGAGACTCGAACTCCCGACCCCCTGGTTCGTAGCCAGGTACTCTGATCCAACTGAGCTAAAGGCGCTTTACTGGCAAGGGGTACAGGATTCGAACCTGTGACACGCGGGATCAAAACCCGCTGCTCTACCAACTGAGCTAACCCCCAACAAACTGGTCTCGGTGGAGGGAATCGAACCCCCGCCGCATGCTCCCAAAGCACGCATGATGCCATTTCACTACACCGAGCTGGTGGGCTGACTAGGAATTGAACCTAGACTCGACCGATTATGAGTCGGCTGCTTTACCATTAAGCTATCAGCCCTAAACTGGTGCTGT